CTCTATCTCTACCCCTAGCCCTAGATTGGATAGTGCTTTGGTCACTGCTCCTATCGTGCCTTTGAGCCTCTTTAGCTCTATAGATGAAGCTATCACCTCTCTCTTCTCACTCTGAGTGAAGTCCCTACGATAGAAGTCTACGCTATAGAAATGAGCTAGAGTATCTAGTAGCCTCTGTGGTGTCTCTTTTGGGTTTAGTACTTGTGTAGCTACTGTGGGGATCTCTCTCAGGCTAGTGCCATATATCGCACCTCTGAGTCTATCTAGTGCATGCTCTTTGGGTAGATATGATGGTGGTAGTGTGCTTCTATACATAGCTGAGCTCTATGTTGTTTATCTGTACTACTTCACTTCTCGTAGCAGGTACACTCTCCGTAGGGGATAGTAGCTCTACATCTCTCACACCCTCTACAAACAGCATCTCTATTATCTGTGCGATGCTTAGCCCCTCTCCTATCTTTCTGCTATCCGCCTCTAGGCTACTCATGATGAGAGCCTGCACTACACTCTGTGACGCGAATGTCTCTATCTTCACCACCGCAGAGATATCTATACTCACCGCCACAGCCTCCACTAGAGTGATCCTATCAGTCAGGGGTCTTTGATCCTCATCACTGAGTACACTCATCACTCTATCCTCTAGTACACTGTCATACTCAGTAGCATAGATAGCGATAGTCACTCCATAGCTCTCATCCCACACAGCCGTATCTACTATACGACTATCAGCCCCTAGCACTCTTTTGATATATGCCTTGACGGGACCCGCAGTCGATAGCTCTGCAAAGCTCAGTCGGATTCTCTCTCTTAGAGCCTCATCACTCTCTCTAATAGCACCCTGCTTGTAGTTCTCTATCTGTTTAATCTGTGCTATATATGGCAGAGTGGTGAGTATCTGCTCTGTTTTGATTGAGCTACTCTCTATATACTCATCTAGGAAGCCTACTCTCTCTATCACTCCTACTCCAGCAGGTAGAGTAAAGCTCTCTATAGTGGCAGTAGCTCCATTGTCTCCACCTAGTAGTAGAGATGGTACTATGATATCTACATCAGGAGCCCTAGATATACTAAACAAAAATCTAGTATATGGCTTTGACCCCTCTAGCCTAGTCACTCCAAACATCTCAGCCACACTATCTAGCCCACTCTCCACAGCATTCATCCAAATAAATTGATTGAACCCTATATTGGTCTCTACCCTTAGCCTCATCTCTGCTTCACTCCACGCCTGTATCACAGGCATATAGTAGTCACTATCACTATCTAGATTTACTGTAGGATTCACCTCTCTAAATAGTGCTACATTCTTCTCTATGATCTCCTCTAGGCTCAGAGGTGCTATTAGCTCTATCATACGCTCATCTCCAGTGTGTCACTCTCTATCTCTATCACGGCATCAAACTTATCTCCACTTATCCCCACTAGTCTAGCTCTCTTGATCTCTATCGTGGGGTCACTCTCCTCTATATCCTCTTTTGCATACTTGGCAAACATCAGAGCAGTAGTAGGGGTGAACCTCTGGTCTCTGAGCAGATAGAGCCGTGAGCCATACTTGTAGTTACCAGGGCGTGAGCCTTTTCTAGTCTGTAGTATCCGCTCTATCTTTTCTCTAAGCTCCATTGTTTCCATCACTATCTGTTATGACACCCTCTGCTGTGATATCCTCTGTGGTGGTGATAGAGCCATTTACATCTAGGTCACCCTCTAACTTTAGTGTACCAGCCGTGAGTGTGAGCGTATCACCCTCCATCTCTAGTGCTATGCCACCTATCTCTATAATAGCCTTGCCACTATTGCCACCAGATGGTGGGGCGAACTCTTTACTAGGTAGAGTAGCTACTGCATATGCTTTATCCAGATCTCCATCCTCAGCCAACACCATCACCTGTTCACCTACCTGTGCGGGGATAAAAGCTTTCATAAAAGAGTTACATACACCAGCCATAGGCACACCCTTTAGTACTGCACCTTGCAGATCTATATCTACACTCATTCCATCGCTCTTACATACAGTACCTACTCTAAAAGTGTTGTCCATCGTGGCTCCTCTGCTTATTTGCCGTATTATCTCAGATACCCCCTCCTCATATCTACCCTATCTTGCACACTGTATAAATAGCAGTAGATTATCCGATACCTCACCCCCTATACTTGCATTTTGAAAAGGTGAATCATGATTGCAAAAGTTCAAGAGTCCATCATAGAGAGAGTGGCTGATTTAGGAGATATCACATGTCGTAGATACTATGGAGAGCTATCCTCACCCAAAGAGCCCAAGCTCACAGAGGGAGAGCTACCACTAGTCCTAGTAGATTTCGTCGGGGACAAACCCCAAGACGCTACTCGTGTCATACTCCAGTTCAACATCTACATAGTGCATGTTAGCTACTCAGCCAATATCCACACTAGAGCAAAGAAGCACCAAGAGGTACTATCTCTCATGGAGAGTGTAGATAGAGTCATCTCTCTGCCTTTTGGCTCCTCTATAGTGACACTAAAGACACTAAAGAAGATCTATGATGGTATCTCGTCCAAAGGCTATCTCACTGTGTTTATGAGACAGGTCGAGCTAGCACACAATCGTGACTACACCACTACCAATCCAAATCTATAGAGAGGAGAGATATGAAAAAACAGAAACTATTCGCACTCAGCAGTGCCAAAACACGATGGATAAAGATAGGGGTGGAGGGGGAGTGGAGAGGGCATGAGAATGGCAAGTTCACTCTCACGCCCCAAATCTTCGCACAGATAGTAGCCAATGCCCAGAGTGCCAAAGTGGACATAGTCGTAGACTATGAACACTCTACACTCACAGAGCCCACAGCCCCTGCTAGTGGATGGATACACAAAGACGCTATCCGTGTAGAGGATGATGCACTGTGGGTACGCATAGAGTGGACACCCAAAGCCAAAGAGCATATCAGAGCCAAGGAATATCGCTATCTCTCCCCTGTCTTTATCTTTCACACGATAGATAGAGTCACAGGAGAGGATATCGGTGCATCCCTACACTCTGTAGCTCTGACCAATACACCGTTCTTAGAGGAGCTAGACGCTATAGCCAACAAATCAAATCAAAACAAGGAAGATACTATGTCCAAAGAACTACAAACCAAATTAGATGAAGCTAGTAATAAACTAGCAAACAAAGATGCCAAAATCCAAGAGCTAGAGGCAAAGATAGCCAAACTAGAAGAGGCTCAGAAGACAACAGCAGATGCAGCTGCTACAGATGCAGTAGCCACAGCCCTAAGCACTGGCAAGATACACAAAAACCAAGAAGCATGGGCACTCAGCTACGCCAAGAGCGATAGAGCAGGGTTCGATGACTTCATCAAGAACGCTGTCCCTACTACACCACCAGAGGGTGAGATGTTCCCCAACTCCCAAAAACCCAAAGACTCTAAAGCAGAGACTATAGATATGGCAAAGGTCTAATATGCCAAGTTTTGCAAAAACAGAGGATACTACATATCCTAGAGCTATAGTCCAGCACTCACACGCCCCAGTCACACAGACTATGCCTTTTACTGCCGTAGATACAGTCCTACCTGCGGGTTCTGTAGTGAGCTATGATGATAACAACACACTAGTGGGGTATGATGGCACAGCCTCTCCTGTAGGGGTACTGCTCACAGAGCTAGACACCACAGAGGCTACAGTAGGCAGAGTCCTAGTACACGGTGTAGTAGACCCTGCCCTCATCACACCCAATACCGCTGCAGCTCTCAGAGCTCTAGCTCAGATATCTATATATGCATAAAGGAACACTATGTTAAGAACTATTATCACATCAGTAGCAGTAGCTCAGGCACTCAATGCCCTACCTATCTTGGAGACAGAGGTTATGGATGAGTTTTATCCCTCATCTATGCGTCAGGCTCACCCACACTCAGATATCCGTATCTCAGAGCTCCAACGCATAGCCAGGGCAGTACCAGTAGTACTCAGTGGCACTACACCAGTAGATCTAGGAGAGGGAGATAGCTCTACTCTCACTATAGAGCCTCAGCCCATAGATATAGTGGACACCATCACACCCAAAGACCTACTAGATGTCAAGTCTATGGACGGCACTACCAAAAAGGTATGGATACAGGGTCGTGTGGACTATGCTAGACAGACAGTCCGTGCCACCACAGAGGCTCTATGTATCCAGTCTCTATCTGGTCAGATCAATTTCCCACTCAAGATAGGCAATGGCACACTAGATACATACA